ATAAAAAAATGGGTGCAGACCCAGGTCATACATACTTGGGATGGTGACGAAGAACTGTGGTACAAGCGTTTCGAGGATTCGATGAAGGCAGTAATTTCTAGGAGAGGGGTATCCCCAACCAAGAAGTGGACTGTCGATCAATTTATCGCTAACGGAGACATGTGGGCGACATCAGGGAGCAGTTTTGACCCTGCGCTTACGAAAAAGGTGACTCTTAGAGATGAAGAGTTAAAAGAAGACATCTCAGTTAAAAATACTAAGTGGGCGGTACGTTGGAACCTGCGGAACTCAGACGTAAAGAAATTATTGTTTAGGCGGCGTTACCAGGTCTGCAAGGCGGTACAAAAGTCCGAGTTGACGAAGGTTAGGGCAGTTATCAGTAGCGATTTATCACTGTATCTGAAAATGAGTTTCGTTAGTCTGTATTTAGATCAGATATTCAAAGAACGAGATGATAGTACGCTATTTATGAATAAACAGAAAGCTTTTGATATGTGGCAGTCGATGAAGTCCGACGGCAGTGTGAGGATGCCGGTCGATCAAAGCTCTTTTGATCACAACGTATCATTGAGGCAAATTAACATAACGTTACGACTTTTGAGAGACCTCTTGCAGCATTATAACTGCGGGGAAGAAGTGGACGAAGTTATGGAGCTAATACAGTACTCTTTGTCGGCGGGATCAGTGTTTGTATCTAATCAGAGGATAGAAATAATCAACGGACTCCTGTCAGGTTGGAGGTGGACTGCACTATTAGGGACCTTAATTAACCTATGTGAAATGGAGATGGCGAGTGACTACGGGGCAGAACATGGGTCGAAGCCTAGAATACTAGCCATAAACGCCCAGGGGGATGATGTACGTTTAAAGTGTGAATCAGTTGAGGATTGTTACGTCATATGGTATGCGCTGCAGTCCTTTGGTCTAGATGTCAACCCGAAAAAATTCTTCGTGTCAACGACTCGTGATGAGTACCTTAGACGAGTGTTGGATAAAGACGTACTGACTGGTTATCCAGCGAGGTCTGTAGTATCGATCTGTTTTAGAAATCCTATACAGGAACGCGACCCGAAAGGAATAGACCGTATGCGTACAACTTTTACTAAGTGGAAGTTGTTCGCAGAGCGTTCTAATATGACCATCGAGTCGGCTTGGTTCAGACGTAACTTTAAAAACGACTGTCTCAGGGGTACGCCGGAATTGACTTCACTGCAATTTGAAACATGGCTATATCAAGACGTATTGTTCGGAGGGTTAGGTTTAGGACACGTAACAGATGTGACGTTGCAGATAGAGCATAGACAGCCTGAGTATGATAGAATGGACCTAGATCTCAAGGGGTACAACGAATGGTTGGAGTTCGGCAAACAGTTCGGTTTGGATGAACGAGCTGCGCGGAACCTCGTCCTTAGCACCCTGGCGTTCAAGCCGGTCTATGCTCTACCGAAATGGATTAAATATATATACTCAGAAGATAAACCGATACCACCTAAAATAACTGTGCCGGTCGGACTCAATGTACACGAGACGGGAAAAGTAGCAGTAGGTAAAAGGGTTCATAAAACAGCGAAGCGCTTTAAAATACCCTGGTTTTCATCTTATGATGATCTACTGACAGTCAAGGACACGTTCTCGCCGGAGACTGAGATCTCCTACAAACCGCGTACAATTACTAGAGTTAAGTTGTTGAATGTTAACCGATCCAGAGTACCGCACCCGCACCTGATAGAAGGGATCTCTATGACCTTAGCAGGAATGTGCACCCCGGAGAAAGTATTTTCTAACTACGTAGCGGACACCTTTTTGCACAAGCCTAAGTCCTGGGTGAAGGACTTTTTAACAGGCAGATTATCACCCAAGATCAGCCCCAGGACAGGATGGGGGCTCGATGCGACCGGCGCGGTCGCACACAGTCTATTTGGAGCGGCGATTACGTATTTTTTAAGTACAAATAGACCCAGCATGATGCTATGGGATCAACTCCTGGCGGAAGTTGATAGGAGCGTAGGGTTAGTACTCGAAACCCTACCTCTACGAGTGGTAGAGTAAACTACTACTACAAAAAATAATAAAAAAAACAAATAAATTTAAAAAAAATATAAAAAAAAAAAAAAAAAAACAAAAACTATAAAAAAAAAATAAAGATACAAATAT